CAATAATTTGTAAATTAGTATTAGTTTTTGTACCCCACGTACCGGCGTTTTCACCAGTTGCTTGAAGTTCTACCCCTAAAGGTGTGTATGTTGATGCCATAATTTATCTCCTATGCAGCGTCAGTATAACTTGTATTTGAGCCAGTTGCAACATCTGTATACGATGTATTTGAACCTGTGTCAACGTCAGAATATGCTTGAATTCCAAATCCTGAAGCAGTTCCAAATGCAGCTACAGAAGCAGTTACAGATTGACCTGTTAAAGTTATATCAAAAGTAGAACTAATTGACAACCCTGTTCCTACACTAGAAGTAGCAGATTGTCCCGTTATACCTAAAGTTAAATCTGTTGGATCTATTGATCCAACGTTAGACGTTAAAGAAAGTCCAGTTGGTATTACTATAGGATTAGAGTTTACAGTTGGTCCACCAAGACTTACTGTAGCTGATTGACCAGTTAAATCTACAAAAGGACTAGATATTTCAGTAGGATCACCAACAGATGAAGTCGCTGATTGACCTGTTAATTCTAATGCTAAACCAATAACTGGAGATGGACTTCCTATTGAAACTGTTCCAGAAACTCCTGTTAAACTAAATGTAGCATCTGAAACAATTGTAGGAGCACCAACAGATGAAGTTGTAGATTGTCCTGTTAAACCAAGTGCACTTGCAACATCATCTAATGCAAAGAGACCCCAAGAATTATTACCCCAACCTTTAGCACCCCAAGTACTATTACCTTGACCTGTCTCTAATCCAAAACCTGTTAACTCTGCATGAGCATCATTTGCTCGACCATATCCTTCTTCACCCCAACCATCACGGCCCCAACCTATTTCGTTGTAAGCTTCTACAGATCCAACAGAAGCAGTCATAGATACACCTGAAATTTCTACTGAGTTGTCTGGTATTTCTCCCCACTCTCCAGAGTTCCAAGCTTTACCACCCCAACCTTGTTGAGGCACACCCATATTAGTTCCATCACCAATAGATGAAGTTAAACCAAATCCAGTTATACTTACTACAGGGTCGTTACTTTCTCCGTATGGTCCATCATTCCAAGTATTTCTACCCCAACCAGCTGATTGAAAAGATAATAGTCCGTCTGCGTTTAAAGATGTTGTTAATCCAAAACCTGTAAGAATAGCTCCGTTATCTGTAACTTCTCCCCACTCACCATTACTCCAAGTAGTTCCACCCCATCCTTGCGCAGGAACACCCATGTTAGTTCCATCACCAACAGACGTAGTTAAGTCAAGACCAGTTAAAGAAACGTCAACTCCATTTTGTTTTCCCCAAGAGTTTTGATTCCAAGGAAATACACCCCATGAATCACCCTCTGGAGTGTTCGCTTGTCCACCCATTCCTGAGTGATATTGACAGTAATAGTAAAGTGTAGGTGCACTAGCAGCAACTACAATTTGTACGTAAGCTCCGGATTGTCCTGTTGTTCCACTGGTTGTTACGCCGTTGGTATATTCGCTCCCGCCTGAATGTGTTCCGTTACTTGTAGTTGAAAGTTTAAAAGGGTGAGCTCCCATGGAGCTGTCAGAAACATCGAATCTATATGTTCCACCCTCAGCTATATTTATTGTGGGTTGTTGTACACCATCTATAAAATATTTATTTCCCGAATCGGTGCTAACCACCGTTACTGTAAAGGTTCTAGTAACGGACATACCGCGTTACCCCTTTACGCTATACGAATAATCGCGTTAGATGCGTCTGCTGTTGGGAATTGAATTGTAAAAGTTCCGCTTGTTACAGTTTTGTCAGATCCAAAATCGATTACACAAACTGCTGGGTCACCTGTAGCTGAGTCGTTAAAAATTAAACAACCTCTAGCAGTAAAAGAAGCAGATGTAAAACTAGTGTCTGAAAAATCACAAACTGCTGTTGTGCTATCGGCAACTGGTGTAACGCTAGTAAGCGCGTTTCCTTTTGCTGTGTATCCAGATCCAGAAACTTCGTTGGATGTTGTATACGCAGTTGTTGCTGCGCCTAAAGATGCATCACTTGTGTATAAAGCTAAATTAAAAGTATTTCCAGATGACGCTGTAAAATTGTGAACTCCTTTTAAAAGTTCTACTTTGAAACTTGTGCAAACTGCCGATGTTATTGCCATAATTTATCTCCTAGTTACTACGGCGACGGAGAAGGAACTTTTATACGGACAGTGCCATCAGTGTAGTCATCCCTTTTACGTCTACCTATTTGCTCTGCAGCAAACTTCTGTATCTCTTGTTTATACTTATTTTCATATAGTGTCAACATATCTATTGGGCCTTTTAAAAATCCATATGCCTCTACTAAACACGCATATAGAAGGCCGTTAGGAAAATATTGACTTATATAAGTTGTAGTATTTGAACTAGATAATCCATCTGGGATAGCTGAATAGTGTATTTTAAATTTAAATGTACTACTAGGTGCTGGAGCTATTAGTAAACGGCCCGACGTAGTGTCTGAGACTCCTGTAGCACCACCAAACATAGCATAATATTTAGGTGTTCCTGTTGAAGTTTCAGCTGGAATATATTCTTGTAAATAAGTTTCATCCTTTTTCTCTAACCAAGTATTTGCTCCCGTAGCAGCTGATGTAGAAGTGTAGACTTGAACACCTTTTACAAATAAAGTTTTTGCAGGAACATTTATAGTTGTTTGTCCAGTAACTAAATTACCAATTTTTTGTTTTTTATATGCATCAATTGGTACATCTCTTAAAATTTTAAATTCTGCATCTTCTATTAATCTATTACAAATAGCTGCAGTTAATACATTTGAATCTACCTCAGTAAAATTTCTTATATCAGTTACTAAATTATCGTAAGTAAATCCTGCCATTATGGTGTTAACGTTACCGGACCTGCCGATACGCTTCCTCCTCCAATATTTGAATTTTCAGTTGCCGTTCCAGCAGCTGTAAATGTATAATTATTAGCATCAACTCTAGTGATTGTAAATCCCACAGATTTATTTAAATCTGAGCTTGTTAATCCAAAAGAACCCTCTGCATTTCTAAATCTAACAGTATCACTTGTAGATCTGCCGTGATTTTCTTCAAATACAGTTACAGTTGTAGAACCACTCGTAATTTTAAATGGATTTAAAGTTAAGACTCTAGCCACTGCTGGCTCTGTTCTATCAGGCCTTGCATTTAATAAGCCTTGTGCATCTGCTGAATGTGGTTTTGGCTCTAGTTGTGGGTGTTTCTTTTCAAACTCAGACGTGTGAACTCTAGCGCCATTCCATTCAATAACCATTTCTGAGTATGGGAATTCTTGTCCCGATCTATCTGAAATAAACTTTGCATACTTACCTGAAGATATTGCCATTATGCCTCCGGATAATAAACTTTAGGACTAATGTAAGTGCTAGATGATGAACCATCTTCTTGCAGTGCTCTTTGTAATTCATCTTCATATAACATTTTTAACATTTGAACTTTGCTAGGGTCATTTTTAATTGCAAGATAATATGCTAAACCAGCAACCATGCAAGGAACAAAACGATAAGGCACATCAGTTGCATTTGTATAATCTCCTACATCTTGAATTCTTTTTACATAATAATAATTTATAAATTTTCCTGCCTCACTAGATCCAGGTGTTAAATATAAAGTTATTGTAACTTTATCTATAAATCTTTGAACAAAATATTGTGTTGGAGTCCCTGTAGATGTTTTATTTGATAGAGCTTGATATTGAGATCTGTTTATTTTTGTAAGTGGAGTATCCACATTAGAATTTCTAAAAGAAGCTTCTAGTATATCATCAACACCATAAACAGCTGTAGCATCAGAAGTACCATCTCCTGTTGATCTAAACATTGTATACACTGCTTGATCAGCAACTAAAGTGATACTATTATTTGCTACTTCCCAATAATGTAAACCACGATTAGCCCATTCTTGAAACATGATATTTAAAGATCGTCTAGCCGTACGTAATTGAAGACCAGATACACCTTGCATACCTATTCTTTCATAAGCTTCTTCGATTATTTCATCGATAGCAAATGTTTTATCAAACGTTGTTGTTCCCGAGGTAGTGTTAGCCATTTAACCTCCTACTTATCAATCAATAAAGTAGCTGCTTCTATATTTGTAATAGTAGATACTTTCATTCCACCTGGAAATAATATTCCGTCTTCTGGAATATTCATTGAAAAAACATCTCCATTAGGAACATCAGCTTGGAACAAACTTGTGCTGTCTGTGTTGTCTTGAAGAATTATAGTGCCAGCACCACCTGCATCAGATGCTAGTACAATTCCTCTAAGTCTAGTTCTTCCAGCGAATACTGCCCCTGTGGCTGTAACTCTAACTGCTTTTACATCGCCCTTCATAATTTTTATTCTCCTTAAAATTTAAGTATGGGCCCGAGGGCCCACACTAAATTAATTATTAACTTACTGCCGCACTAAACGGAGTTGCTGGTGTTCCAGTACAACCTGAAATCACGTCAACTTTCCATTTACCTGAAGCAATAACTGTACATTCGATTTTTGCAAATGTTACACCACCTGTATCAGTACCATTTAAAGTAATTGTATCAGATGCTGCAGCTGTTTCAAAACCAACCATGTTATCAGATGTGTCATCAATAAATGATGCACTTCCAATCATAACGTCTGTTGCGTTTGCAACTTGTACAACTAGATTTCCTGTCTTCGTAGTAGAAGCAAAGATTTCAAATTTTGCACCAACATTAGATAAGTTGTTTAGATCAGCACCTGGTCCTGCAACTGCAGAATCAGAGTTTGCATTTGTCGCTGGTAATGTGTAAGTCACCGCTCCTGCTGCATCGTTGTGTACAATTTTTCCCGAATGAGAAGCAACTGTTAACGAGATGCTAGAATCAGCGTCTACGACATTAGCTGGACCTGTAGTAATAAATCCTGCTTTGGATGTTACCGGTCCTTGGAACGTAGTGTTTGCCATAGTATTTATCCTCCTAGTTACGTTTATGTAGTCTCTAGGCCGTCGACTATACGCGTCTACATAAACTTATTTGTATAGTTAGTTTTTTATATACTAGATTTTAATAGAGCGCAAGAGAGCCTACGATGTGAATTGAATTTATTCAACGATGTAGCTTTTTATTAAGTAGCTACAGAAACTTGTGGAGCCGCATCCTCTATTCTGTTTTGTGCATTAGCTTTTTCTGCTTCTGCTATTTTGATCTGGCTAATTACTTCTCTGACTTTTCTGTCAATCTTAACCATATCGAGAGTATATCTACCCTCTTTCAGATGCTCCTGCTCCCATTGAAGATCCAGTCCCTTCTTCTGTGTGTAAAGGGTCTCCAGATGTTGCATTATCGCCTCCATTGATAACCTCCTCATAGGTTATTCTTTGTACTCTTGGGTCCATCATTTCTCCAAGATGTTCCCATTTTATATCACCTTTTCCCAATCTGTCAACTATGGCATTTTCTATATCTACCGGGCCATCTAGACAATTAACTATAAAGTCTGCGTGATATTGGTAAGCGTTAATTTGTACTCTGAAGTTTTTAGGGTGCATTTTTTCTTTCTATGTTTGAAATGAGGCGGGATTGTGTCCCGCCTCAAATTATTTATTAAGCACCTGGTGATGCGTAGATACCTCTAGGGTCAGATACGCCAAATACGTATCTTTCTCTAGCTTTGTATCTAACATTGCCAGTATCGAAATCGCCTTCCATTTTTGTAGTTAATGGAGCTCTTTCCATATGCTTCATTCCATTTGGTACGTCTGTAGTGATGTAGAACGCATCAGTGTCTGTTAAATAGTGGTTAACAGTGTATCCACCAGGAATCATTCCCATAGATACAAGTGCATTAACATCATTATCAGCAGTTCCAACTCTCTGAGAAGATTTCATTAATCTCTCTGCAGTAAACTGAAGAGCAGATGGAATTATCATCTTCACAGCTTTCGCAGCGATCTTTAAACCTCTTTCATCAGTAAGCGCTGCAATGTCAATCATTGCTTGCTCTAATGAAGTTTCGTTTAAGTCCGCAGCCGTAGACAACGTATTACTGAAAGTTCCAGCAATAGTTGGGTGGTTTGTTGCGAAAAGAGTTACACCATCACCTGAATTGAAAGATCCAGATGGTAAACCATTGTTTAATGGTGCAGCTGCTTTAACTTGTTTAGTTTGAGCCATAGATCTTGCTAAAGCTTTTGTATATCTAGAAGCAAGTCTGTCATACAGGTTGTCCTCAATTGCTTCCTCAGTGATTGCAAACCCAAGAGCTATTGTCTCGTGAGTGTATCTTGCTGTGAAAGTTTCTTGAGCACTGTCAAATGTTACACCAGAACCTTCTGGTTTAACTTGTGCTTGACCGAATCCTGATAACATAACTTCTTCTTCAAAAGCTCTGTCAGATGACTCAGTGTTGTATATTTCAGCATGTTCTTGTTCATACTGTTTATACTCCAGGCCGAATAAGGCATTCAAACCTGGCTCTAGTTCTTTGACTAGTTGATTACGTGATATTGCCA